ATCACATTATTTAAACCACCAACGCCAATTTTAACCCAACTACCACACCCAGCACATACATTTCCGCCTGTGCCAATTCTCGTTTAAAGGTGGAGTGACTGATACCTAATACTTTTTCGATTTGTGTATCAGATACCCTTGCTGCATACCGACCAATCAGCACCTCATATTGCTGAGGCTCTTGCTCTTTAAGTTGCTTGATACAGCGGTCAATTTCAAAAATGGATTCGTCAGTTAAACGTAATATGCGGTGGTTGCTTGCCGATACAGCAGGTTTCATCCCTGCCGCCACACAGGGAAATTCCGTACCAAGTCTGCCGTTGGCGGAATAGCCCCAAAACCGTAAAATACCTTTAATATCAATTAACATCTAGTCTCTCCTTAATCCTTACAATTACCGCACCGCCTTTTTGATTGCCCTTGTCCTCAAATGTCAGCTTTTTGACATAGTGCCGGGAGTCATCAACAATCACTTTGCTATATACCAACGAATCTAAAATACATTTGCCTAAGTTATCCAAATCCCGATCTCGGTTATCAGGGAAGTAAACATCGCACTTAATTTCAACCTGTCCGCCAAATTTAGGTTTATTCTGTGCTGCGAGAAATGTTGCCCATTGATAGTCTTTGCCTCGTTTACACACCACTCGTCTTGTTTTGCTTACCCACCGCCAATAGTCGTTTACACTTGGCGGATAGGGCAGCACCAATTCAACCATCAATTTCTAACGCCCCCAAACCTATCGCTCGGTCTAAAAACTTAATCAACAACTCTAATTGCGAGCCGTAATCTTGCTCAAATTTACCCACATTGCGATGCAATTCATCGTGATGAATACGGCATAGGGGCAGAGTGAATAAATCGTGCTGTTTGCTCCCCATCGCTCCGCCATAGCCGATAATATGATGTGGGTCGTCTGCTTGTTGTCCGCAACACATACAAGGCTGTGCTTTTACAAACTGCAACCACTTCCGCCACTCGAACCGCTGTAATTTCGGTTTTGCCATAAATGCCGCCAACGGCTCCGGCTCGACTTTCAGTTTTAACGTTTCAGCCCACTTTTTGAGGTTGGCTCGAGCATTCGGCACATCATCAAATCCGATATTACTTTCTTTGCTCACACCGCTATTATTCAGTGGTGGATAGCCGAGAAACTGCTGTAATGCGTTGCTGTCTAATTCATCAAGCAAACCTTTGATACTCGCAAACAACACTAAGTCCGCAAATTCAATGGCAGAAGATTGCGTTTTGCGTAAGGTTAAGCGGATTTGTTGGGCGATAAATTTTTCCCAGTTTTCATCCGCTAGTGCTTCTAATTTTTCATTCGGGATTTCACCGTCCATTCGCATTTTGTCGTGATACCAACAAAGCTGTACCGCACCTTTTTCATTCTCCACGAATACTTTTTCGTGGTGGCAGTATTTACCATCTCGGCATTGGCACGTCTGAATTGACTTTACAAACCGGGTATAAGGCAAATCATTACTGTATTTGTCACGCTGATTTAGCGTTGAGCGAACTTTTGCCGATTTAGCAAACTCTGCCAACTCTTTACAAGCGGTCGAATTTGCCGAAAAATTTGCAACCTTGCCTGATTTAACCGTTGCTAAATCGGTCGGTGCAGGTTGCAACAAAGTCCGCTCACCGAAAGCAGCAAGAGAAACATCTTTAGGCACTTTGTAAAACACAATACCCACTTCGGTTTGAAAGTAAGGGGTAAGTAGCAAACCTTCCGCCATTATTGCCCCCATTTCTTTTTGTTGCGGCTAAGGCAATGATACGCCTTATCTAAACCGTCCCAGCCTTCGTTATTTTTCATAGCCGCCCAGCTCCTTAATCTTATCCAACGGCATTTGACGGGTAACTATTCCCTCCACAAACGGATCGAACACCGCCACCATCGAGCCTTTGCTGTTGCCTTTTACTTCCTCGTCTGTGAGCGGATTGATGAAATTAATACGTCCGCCGATAATGTCGATCACCTCACTAGCGTTTTCTTGGATAACCTGATACCAACGGGTAGATTTATCTGCCGGTAAAAGCATTACCACAATATGGCCGGCTTTTTTCAGCTCTGCCGCCCGTTGTACAAACGGCAGTGGATTGCTGTATGGCGGATTCACGAAAATACGCAGTAATTCGCCCCAATCTGCCACACATTCCAAGATCACATCGAGCAAGTTCTCTGCCAAGAAATCCTCGGCAATCTGACCACTTAGTGTGTCTTCGTCTAAGCCCTCTGCCGCTTTGCCAATCCAGTGGCTATACAATGCGTTTTTGCCGTTAGAACAACCGTCAATGTGAAACCACGCATAGCGATGATTTAGCCAATTACGCACATAATTAGGTGTTTGGTAAGTGTCTTTATCAAAATCTGTCATTGCATTGCTCCTGCTTGTTTCTTCTCGTCCAAAATTCGCTGAATGCGTGGATCTATTGGCACTTTCTTTTTCTCTTCGATTACTGGCTTAGGAGGTGGAATTTGTTCACCGCTCATAATCCGTTTTGCCATCTCTACTAACGCTTTTTCAGCTTGGTTACGTAATGTTTCATCTTTCCAACTATGTTTTCGATTTCGTTCATAAAGGTCAGTTAAGAGCCAATATTCAGCGTTTGAACGAAACTTAAAATTATCGATTTCAGTAAACCCAAAAGCGGAAAAATGATTTAAACGCTTGAGGAATTGATCCATATCAGGCAAACCTAATTCTGCGTAGTCAATGGATTTACACCATTCGAGGAATTGTCCAAAGCTCGGTAAATAGGGATTTTTATCGGTATCCGCAATTTTCAAACCTCGTTCAACTTCTTTTGGCGTTAAGCGATTTTCAATCAACAAACGAACCCATTCACGGCGAGCATTATCATATTCGGCTTGACTCTTGATATTGGCTCGCCAGCCTAAGTGAGTTGCTTTCAAGCGGTTGAAAATCTTGGTTGTTTCCACCTCTGCTTGTTCCACAATCTCAACAGGTAATACTTGATTTTGAGTCGTTGTAGCTAAAATTCCCATTTTGTCCCTCCTCCTACATCAACAACAAGACCTTTTGAAAACCCCGTTGTGTCTTGAATATCACCATTGCCTGTTGCTGAGTGAATATTGTTTGGTCGTAATGATGATTGCCTTTCTAGATTTAGCCGATCCCACTTAGCTCGAAGAGATACAACACTTAGGATATTCCTGCCCCAAAAATGGTGTTCGGTCGCAAATTTAAACAACGAGCAAATTTCTTGGTGAGTATGTTTATCACGTTCTACCATCAAGCGGACTTCATTGGCCCAATTCGGCAAGTAAGACTCCTTGGTCTGAGGAGCTAGTTGTTTCACTCGTTTAAAAATCCACTTTGCCACTGCCATATCGTTATCAGAAAAACGATATTTTGATTTTTTATCCACCCCGTCCGAATTTTGTTCGGACGTATTATGGTTAATTGACTGGTTAATAGAGTGACTGGTTATGGGTGCAGAATTTTCACTACCCCCTGGTGCAAAATTTTCACCCCCTAGTGCAGATTTTTCACTAGGGGCATCAAGGTGTAATTGATATAAATTTGAACTAGACCCATCTTTGTTTTTGCGTGATTTTTTGCTCACATATCCCATTTTGATTAATTCATCAATATGGCTAATAGCACTGCGTTTAGACATTTCACACTTATCTGCAATAAATTGATAACTAGGAAAGCAAACACCATCATCATTTGCGTTATCAGCGAGTTTTAACAGCACTAATTTACGGGCAGAATTTCCCACCGTACAATTCATCGCCTTAACCATTAATAACATACTCATACCGCCACCTTACTGTGATAATACTTGCCGTTCCAATCGGCTTTCATTGGTAACTTACCTTGTAAATAAGCCTCAAAAATCTTAACAGCACCTTTCTCAAGCAAAATTGGCTTGTAGGTGGCCATCTCAATACGTTCAACAGGATCAACTTCAATTCTCTTAAATGACTCCGTCAGATATTTATCCCGAACGTGGCTAAACACCCGCCAGCAATGCTTGTCTTTGTATAACCAGCCTCGACTACGTAAATAATCATTTATCTTGTTACTATTTACGCCATTCAGCCCTTTTACAAACTGAGCAGGGGTCAAACCCGGTTCAAAGTAGGATTTCAAGGCGTGGTTTTCTGCGGTAGTCTGCTGTTTTTCCAACAATAAAACTTGGTTTTGTTCCGCCAACTCCGCTGCCATTCGCAGAGCCTCGGGGTAATTTTTCGGAATAGAGGGCTGATGTTGCTTTTCTAACTCATCTAAGCGGTCAATGATTTTGGCTCTCAGATCAATGCGATAGCCGGAAACTAAAATCATTGTTTCTCGTTTTGGAAGAAAGTAGCAGGGTTGCATTCTGCCGTCTTTGGTTTGATACTGGGCTGAAAAATCAGCCGAGTTCAATTTCAGCTCAGCTAACATCTTGCGAATATCTACAATAACGTTCTTATGTTGTTTTTCGCATAACTCTGCAATTTCAATACTGCTGATTTTGACTTCCGCACCGCTTGCATTTTGTGCGGTTATCGGTAATAATGATTGGGATTTCAAAATAAACCTCCTTAGGTTGTAATTAGCCACCGTTCCAGCGGTGGTTTTTTATTTGCCTGAATTTCGTAAAACTGCCCAATCAACATCAGGGCGTAGCTCTTCACAAGTTACTTTCCCTTCTGTAAATTTTTCAATTTCCGGGCAACGCTTTGCCGGTACTTGGCGTTTGCCGTTTACCCAAAATGAAACTATTGGAATTGCTACATCGATGGCTTTAGCTAATCGAGAGATTTCCCCCCACTTAGATTTTTCTATGTATTCTTGTAATTGCATTTCATAATCCTTACCTAAAAGATAAGTGAATATTATCTTAAAGATAAATCAAAATCAACAAAATAGATCATATTTAAATGTTATCGAAATGATAATAAAATAAAGCAAATAGTATGGAGGTGGGATATGAGACCCCTAAAAGAAATTAGATACGATAATTTATTACGCTTGATAGATGAGGCTAAAAGCACATCTGATTTAGCTAATCGAACAGGTATCGCAGTAAGCTATCTACTACAAATCAAAAATAAAAATGCTATTCAGAACGGTAAGCCAAAAGGCATTGGTGACAAGATTGCCGCCAAATTAGAAGATGGGATGAATAAACCTAGAGGCTGGTTAGATCAAATACATTCAGAGCAATCAAACCTTATCAATTCAAGGATAGGCAATGAAGAACAAAAATTGCAGGAGCAAGATTTAAATGACTTTATCATAATTGATGTATTAGATGTCAGTGCTAGTGCAGGCTTCGGCTCAAGCAGTGAATTAGTTGAAGTAGTAAATCAAATGCGTTATGTGCCTGAGCAATTTTATTCCCTCTTTCGGAATATGGCACCTCGATACATCAGAATTATCAATTTAAGTGGTGATTCTATGTACCCGACATTTTCCTCGGGAGATATGCTTTTTGTTGATATTAGCGTAAATGAGTTTACCGGCGATGGTGTTTATGTATTTACATACAAAGGACATTTGTATGTAAAAAGATTACAAAATACAGGCGATCAAATATTAGTGATTTCAGATAACAAACTCTATGAAAAGTGGAGTATCACTGAAGAAAATCAAGATCAGCTATTTATCCATGCTAGAGTAAAAGTTCACCAAAGCCAACAGTTGAATTTTATTGGATAGAAATATGCTTTCACCTACACAACAAATGGAACAATTTAATATTGCTTATGTGTTAGCTATTACTGCTAATGCAGGCTTTAATCATGCGGTACCAGTAGTAGACAATCATAGTGTTGATCTTGCAATTTCTGCAGAATTTCCGACTGAAGAAGGGAAAAGAAGTGATCCGGAAATAAAGCTACAACTTAAATCAGAAGGAGATCTTCATATTAAAAATGGTCTGGTAAGCTATAAACTCAAAAAGAAAAACTATGATGATTTAAGGAAAAATTGTGCGAACCCTCGCTACTTAATTGTATGTGACTTGCCTAAAAAAACGACTCAATGGCTCTCACATAAGAAAAAATTTATGACTTTAAAAAGACATTGTTATTGGGTATCATTAAAAGGCTTTCCGGCAACAACAAATAGAAGTAGTGTTACCCTCACATTTCCAGAAAATCAACGATTTACCACTGATGTACTCATTAAAATGATTGAATACGCTAGAGTAGGAGAAACTTTATGAAAAACAATAAAACGGACACGTTACTGTTTCTCGAACAGTTTGCTCGCTATTTAACTGCCAAAAGCTGGCAAATTGCGTTTGAATTAGAGTATGCGGTTATTTGGCAGAAAGATCTTGGACATCGAATTTTAGAGGTTACATTACCAAAGCCAATTGCTGAAGATAGAGAGGAAGTGTTGCAGAAAGCACTTGAAAAGCTCGCCAAAATTGAAGAAAAAAACGTAGAAACGTTAAAGCTTAATATTTCAAATCAATATACAGACAAGCTATCTGTTAGAGTGATTGGCGAAAGCGTTAAAGATGGGACAATTCCGCTAAACGAAGGTGTAAAATTATTTGAAAAAACCAAACATTTAATTAATGCCTTGGCACTTTCAGCTAAAAAGAAAAAGGCAGCTTTTGGACATAACTCAGGTGGCAAAGATGTAGCAGAGTTTATGTCTCAAGTTCGTTTAGGGCAAACTCAAATTGGAAGCTATATTGTCAATTTATCTTATCCTGTTGAGAATATTGAAATTAAGGAACAGAATGAAATTATTCAGGCAATTTCATTTTCTCGGAGTGTATCGCATAATTTGGTTAACAGCCTGAACAAGCTGAAAGAAAAAATTACTCATTATGATCACAATCCGACTATTTTTGCTGAATTGATACCTGAAGGAGTAAGTCATAATCTTTGTGAAGCTATTATTGGATTAAGTGGTTCAGACCAACAAAGAAAAATCGAAATTAAACTCCAAGTGGGTGAAATTAGTGATGAATCAATGCCTTCTGAAACATTTAATATTAAATTTTCTCAAAAAGAAATTAAAGTAATTCAGGTTGCATCTAGGTATTACCAAGGAGAATATACCCTCCCACACTATGAAATCATTGGCAAAGTTGTAGGGTTACACTCCAGCAATTTAGCTGATGGAGGTTATATTCAGGTACCTTGTAAAATAGAAGATAAAACGGTTGACATTAGGGTTGACCTTCCTCCTGAGCAGTACAAATTGGCAGCTGAAGCACACAAAACCGAACAGCAAATTCGATGTAAAGGAGAAAACCTATATATCAATAAGAAAAAAGGTCGGCTACAAAAATTAACCTCAATAAATATCTTATAGACAAACCGCCCTCGTGGCGGTTTTCTTTTGCCTAAAATCTGCAAAATCCCAATTCAAAATGACCATTTGCACTTCTTACCTGTTTATTTATTAAGCAGTTAAACCGCCCTCCAAAATTTTATTTTCTTTTAAATTCAAATAGATAACAATAAACGATAATAAATTTATTATCTTTTAGTTAAATTGTTATTGTTGTCTTTTTATCTTTAAGATAATATAAGCACATCAAAACAAACAACGTCACAGACAAAGAGGAAACCAAAATGAACGCACAAGCAACGCTAAATAACCACAAAGACTACATTTTATGCGGACGTAAAGAAAAACGCACTAGTGATTTCATCAATGTGTTTGAGGTCTTTGAAAATGAAACCACGCAAGAGTTTGTGATTGAAAGAGCAATGTTCAGAAATGGCAAGTTAATCGACTGGAACCAAAGCGACAAAATGAACGCAGAACAAGCTCAACAACTTTGGCAAGCCTACATTCACTAAGAATTTTTATCAAAGCCCTTTACTGAGGGCTTGAATAAAGGTTCTAGACCTAGCCCACATAGCAGGCAATAGCCGAGAGATAAGCAGAGACTGTGGGATGTTCTTTAACAATTTAGTGCTTGTGCGGACGATATTAACAACCTCGAGCAGTTGTAAAGTAATGCTTTATCACTCGGCAAGGTTGGTTAGACCCTGACATACAAATTTGAACGACTTGCCAAACAGAGGTGGCAAGGTTTAGGCAACACACTCGCAAGGTGTGGAGAGCTGAAAAGGCAACACTGGTATCAGTCCTAAGCAATCACGCTTATCTCAAGTTTGAGTAAGTACGGATACAAGCAGCACCCGACGGAATGGCGAAAGCCGGGCGGGCGACGGCGTGGGCAGACACGCATTTATTCCAAAGCCTATTATGAGTGGGTTTTGGAATAATTTAAACACGAGGTAATTATGAAAAACAAAAATTTTGAAATTGCGAAAGTTGTTATTTTAAATGAACAACTAGGAAGCCCTAAAGATTTGGAATTAAAGGTTGTAGAGAATGGCCTGTCTGATGAGGATAAATACCATATCAAACAGGCTGTACTTAAAGCTGTAGAAAATGGTTGCTTGGACCCAGAAATGCTTGCATCACGATGTTGTTCTGCAATTGAAACAATCAATAAAAGCGGAATAAATACAGGTAATGGAAGTTGCGAATAGGTCTATTTCCACCATTGTTCTTGAATAAATTTACTAACCTCATTGGATAATCCTCTCCAATTAGCCTCGGATAATTGAGCAACAAAAAGAGAGTCATTGTAATCAGTTACGGTGCTTAGCATTTCTAAAACCTCTTTTGAGGAATATGAAGTATGAAGATACCAAGCTGACTGCTGTACTTTAGCCCAAGCTCCAAGAGTTTTAATTTTTTCAATGAGTGCTGCGTAATTTTGCCCTGATTTATTTAAATCATAAGTAATTAAAATATTATTTTTCATAACTTAATCCTTATTTGAGTTGTGAGAGCCTTGATTATATTCCTTAGAGTTGTGAGAGGCAATAAGGGACTTGAGCCTTACAAGTATAAAGAAAGGCACTTATTCCAAAGCATATTTCACCAAGTGTGTTCCGGAATACCCACAACTAGACGCAAGTCGCTCCATTTGCCCACCGTAAAACGTGGGCTTTTTTTAACCCTAAAGGACAATCCTATGAACAAAATGAAACAACTTGCCCCATTTGCCTTGCTAATTTTGCTATTAGGCATTGTCGGGCGAATGGATTATGACGACCACATACAAATGCAACGTTACAAATGCGAACGAAATCAAGGCGTTTGGCAAGTTGAGAGTAATGGCAATCAATACTGCGGAGGGAAATATGGCACGAAAAATTGATGCCGGTGTTGAGATTGTTGAGGTAGATAAACTATTTATCGCCAAGTTTTTTTATGACGGCAAATTACAGCACACAACCTATCCACAATACAGCCGCCAAAACGCAATTATGTTGATTAACCGCAAAATTGAGCGGTTCAACGTTGGCAGAGATAAACCAATTAAACTTTATAAGGAATAACAATGGCAGGAATTAACAAAGTGATTATTGTCGGTCGCCTAGGTAACGACCCGGAATTGCGAACAATGCCAAACGGCGATACAACCGCCAAAATCAGCGTAGCAACTTCGACCGAATGGACAGATAAAGTATCAGGCGATAAAAAACAAGCCACAGAGTGGCATAGCATTATCGCCTTTCGGAATTTAGCTGACATTATTGGCAAATACCTGAAAAAAGGCTCACAAGTCTATGTTGAGGGCAAACTACGTACTCGCAAATGGCAAGCCCAAGACGGCACAGACCGCTGGACGACTGAAATCATCGCTGATCAGCTACAAATGCTTGGTAGCTCAAGCAGCGGAAACAGCAATAATAATTGGGCAACCGAACCGGCAGGAAACCCACCGCCAACCAATCCATATAACCACGTAATGACGGATTCAGAATCACGAGATTTTGATGATGATATTCCGTTCTAATAATTTTATTCAAACCCTAATTAGGAGAACCCAAAATGGCAAAAACAAATGTACCTGAATTCTTAGATGAATTAGATTGCGGTATTTTCAAAGACAAGCTGGCAACAGCTCTTTCAGAAGTGGCGTTAGGCGTACTAACCCACGATAAGAAAGGGAAAGTTACGGTTGAATTTAGCTTAGACAAAATGGATAGCGACAGCCCATCTGTTCAAATTCAGCACAAATTGAGCTATGTCAAACCGACCAAACGTGGTAAGTCAGCCGAAGAAGATACTACCGCCACACCAATGTATGTTCATAAAGGTGGGGCATTATCTGCTACACCTGAAAAAACAGAAACGGCAGTAAAAGAAAGCCCTAGCGGTTTAAAGGCTCTCTCTAAAGCTGCTGCATAATCAATTATTTTCAATCCAAGCCACGTTAATGCGTGGCTTTATTTTTACTTAAACAAAAAGGAACTCAAAATGGATAAATCAACTATTCAACAAATCTCTACTCTTGCTGTAGCTGCGACTAAAGAGGTTCAAACTGATTTTGGCACAGTAATGTTACCTGAAGGCATTAAATTACAAAATTTAGAGCCTTTCCAAGCTCACCGTAATCAATTCCGTGCAGCGTTTTCAACGCAACGTTTTGGTAGCCTGATTGAATATGCTACCGCCAATGCCCAAGAAAACGCACAATGCTTTATTGACCAAGAGAAAATGAGTGCGGAAATTGTATTCGATATGGGCAACCGAGAGCAAGCCGGTCACGCTAAACATCGTGCTAATTTGGTGATGAAGAAAACCGCAGCCTACAAAGCTCTATGCGAAATTAATGGCTCACGCCGCTCACAGCGTGATTTTTCTGATTTCCTCGAAGATTGGGGCGGCTA